AGACTGTAGAGGATGGTGAAGATGGTGCCAGCCAAGATCACCACCAAGGCGCAGCCGATGAAATACCGCAGCTTGGCTTCCATCATATCTGGATCGTTCTTGCTCATTGCGAGGCTCCTGTCAGGTCAGTGGCGCACATGCCAGTGCGGAGGCAAATCGGGGGCGTGCATTCAAGCGCAGCCCAGTTCTCAGGGTCTTGGCAGGGGTAACGGTAGAAGCCGTCCCCGCTGACCCAGAAGATCGCGGCGACGGCGGCCAGAAACGCCACCCAGATCAAGGCTTCCATCTTCATCATTGCATGGGGTTCCTTATCAGATCGTCCATAGCCTTCCACAGGTCTTCGATCTCGGCGTCGTACTTCTCCAGCTTCCCGGCGATGCCGCTGGTCACACTGTCCGACTTCTCGACCATAGAGCGCAGGTCCATCAACTCTTTCTGTTGCTCAAGGATGCTCGCCATTTGCGTCGAGATTGCCGACAATTTTGGTGCAAGCCCGCGCACGTCGTTGTCTTTGATCGCTTGTTCCAGAGTTTGCACCCGGCTCTCAACGCCCAAGACGCCATCCACGCTCTCCTCAACAGCCCAAAAACGGTTGACGGTATCATAGCCGACGTAGATCGTACCACTCAAGCCTGACAGCACGGGCAGGGCGGCGGCAAGCCACCAGCCCTTTACGTCAAAGCCAGCGATCCGCAGGCCGTTTGTTTCAGCCTCCTCGCTCACGAGCCATACCCGGCAGCGTAGACATCTTCGACCGACACAGTGTTAGCCTGCAAGAGACCCTGCAGCCCGATGCCGAAGGCGTCAGCGCCGGAGATGTTCAGGATGTCAGCCGTTGCCGAGTAGGTCACCGTGGCCCCATAGAGGCTGGCTCCACTGTTGGAGGCGTAGGCATCTACAGTCCCGGTCATGGTTGAGTTGCGCGAGGCAGCGAGGAAGGCACCAGCATCGCGGGCGTAGGACTGCACAGCGCCGAGAGCGTTGTTGTAGTTGCTCACGTCGGCGGCGGTGATGGTCATGTCGTTGTTGCTCAGCACGGCCTGCACGGCCATCTGCTCAGTGACCGTGTCAGCGTTCGCAGCCATGTTGGCCACTGCCTGCACCTCGGCTAGAACCGCAGTCGCGGCAACGAGGTTATCGACAGCCGAATCGAGATTGACCATTGTTGCGGTGTATTGATCCTGAAACAACATCTCGGCGTTGTAGTACGTCGCGTCGATCACCCCCTGCACATCGGAGTTGTAGTCGAGCCGCATCTGCTCGGTGATGGCGGCGTCCTGCATGACGCCCGGTGCGAGGATGTCGCCGTTGCTTGCGCTATAGATCGCCCCAGCCGTCAGGCTCTGAGAGGCGGTAAGCTGGTCAAGGATTGCTTGGGCTGACCCCTGAAGGTTGGTCATCGTCGGCTCTGCGTGTGCGGCGGAAGCGCTCAGACAGAGTAGGGCCACTGTTTTCTTGAGGCAGGACATCGGGCAATTCCTCTCCAATGCGAAGGAAGGTGTCCCAGAAGGACCGATCTTGCGCGTATCCTACCACATAGGTGTGCGGGTTGTCACGCATAGCCAAGTACCCCTCACGCCCCACCAAGAGCTTGCCCGTCTCAATCGAGTAGATCGGGCAGGGCGTAGATGCCAGTGCCATGGCTTTGAAGATCGCAGGGCTTTCGCACATGACCGAGATGCCGCTGACTTGCAGGCCCAGACCTCCAGCTTCCTGCGGGGTGCCGAGCAGACGGGCGTCCTTGCGGCGGTTGCACTCTGGGTCTTGCTCCATCTTACCCTCGGCCCTGCCGAAGATGCTGATCTGGAACGCCTGCTGATACGGGATGAGGCAACTATCATTGCCACCACCACCCATGACCGTCGGCGCGGCGGCAGTCGGCACGGGAGTGGAAAACGGCGCAGACCCGGCACCATTGTAGTTCGTGGTGCTGTCGTTGTTGTTTGAGCCGATGGTGGAGTTGGTGTTGCCGGAGTTGGTGTTGAGGTCACCCGTCACCTGAGCGTCAGCTAGGCCTGCCGTCAGTAGACAGAGCACAAGGCTCCCATAGCATCCCGCGTGTCGCCAGAGCACAGGAGCTGGCTGGCCGCATCTGGCATGGCCATGTAGTAGAGCGTTTCCGCGTTCTGACGAATCTCGCACTGTCGGTCACCTTTCGGGCAGGCAGTGGTATAGGCCACCGAGGACACAGTAACAGGGCCGCACCCGGCGACCAAGAGGACGAGGACAAGTCTCATTTGGCAAGGCTCCGCAGCAAGGCATCGATCTTTGCGTCGAGGTTGTCGATCCGGGTGATCAGCATGTTGATGCTGGCCTGCACGTCGGTCTTCGTGACGTAATCCCGTGCCATTTCCTCGCGTGTGCGATTGAGCAAGATTTGCAGTCGCTGCACCTCGTCGGAATGGCCTTTGAGAATCCAGCCCACGAGGGCAAGGAGGGCTGACAAGCCTGCGCTCCAGAGCATCTCTGTGGTCATGACTTCCTCACGATGATCTCAGAACGGTGCCGCCAGAGCCGACCACAAGGATGACACCGTTGCAGCTTGCAGCCCCATATAGCGCGTTGGCCGTTCCGCTCGTTCTTGCTGTCCACGATACCCCGTCTGGGGATGTATAAATCTGGCCGGAGGAGCCGACGGCGACAAACTGCGTCTCGCACCACGAAACACCATACATGTTCGTCAGGGATGCGCGCAGCGTCCAAGTGATAAGGTCTGCGGATGAGTAAATCCCGCTTGGTCCGGTGACCACGCCAATAGAATTTCCCCATGCAACATCGGTGATCCGCCCTGACAGCCCCGTCGGGGTCCCCGTCCAAGCGGTTGCCGACGTCGGCGCGGCGTTGACATATTTGTACTGGCTGCCCCCAGCAAAGGTGCGATTCAACGCGCTGACATAGATGCCGCAGGTGGCAGAGTTGGCACCGACCGCGCCCTGCGCGTTATAGGTCCAAGACGTGCCATTGGCCGAGGCATAGATGGCACCGTTTCCGCCGTTGGTTCCAGAACCAACAACGAAGTATCCGTCGCTAAAGCTCGCACGATGGTTGTCCCGGCTGTTTGTCTCTCGCAGCGTCCAAGAAGAACCATCCGATGAGGAGTAGATACCGTTTCCGGCAAGGTCCGTGATGACAAACAGGCCATTTCCGTAGGCTGAGCCCTCGGAGCCGTTGACATCGGAAGAGCCCGTAGACACTGCAGACCATGTGGCCCCGTAGTCGGTAGATCGACGAATGGTCCCCACCGTGCTGCCATCCGCTGCGACCCAAACGCCGTCCGGGCTGACGGAGAGCTGCTGCAGGTTGGATGACAATGCACCAACGGGCTCCCATGAAACTCCCGGATCATTGGCCGGAGAGGGCTGCGGCATCAGCGGAAAGCTCATTGCAGCGCCACCACATTGGCAAACGTGAACCCGTTGCACTTCGTGATGTACACGAAGAAATCGTGACCATTGGTCGTGGTGAAGCTTCCAGTGGTGCGATTGAAGCCAGACATGGTGATTCCACCAGCCGAAGCGCTGTTGGTGATTTGGACGACGAGAGTGTAGTCCCCAGAGGCCGACGGGGCTGCCAAGGTAAACGCACCACCATTGACAATGCGCTTCATGTTCCCGCCAGCGGGAGTCGGGGTATAAGTCCCAGACGAGAACGTCCCGTCGTTGTCGGCGGTCGTAGTGTAGCCGCCAGTAAGCTCGTCGTCGGCGTTGGACGTGACCCGGTTGTTGAGCTGAGTTTGTACGGAGGATGTGGTCCCGGAGAGGTATCCCAGCTCCGTGTCAGTAACAGAGGACACAGCCACCTTGCCGGAGCCGTCCGATGCGAGGGCGCGGGAGGCCGTCAGGTTGGACGACGCAATTGACGTGGCAGCACCTGTAATCGTGGCCTGAGCCCCAAGATTCGTTCTGGCGTCCGCTGCGCTGGAAGCACCCGTCCCACCATCCACCACGGCAAGGTCGGTAATGCCAGTAATTGAGCCGCCAGTAATGGATACCGAAGACGAAGCCTGCGTGGCAATGGTACCGAGTCCAAGGTTTGTCCGGGCGGTTCCGGCGTCCGACGCACCAGTACCGCCATCGGCTACGGCTAGGTCGGTGATGCCTGTGATTGAGCCTCCAGTAATCGACACCGAAGAGGATGCCTGCGTTGCGATGCTCCCTAGTCCGAGTGAGGTTCTAGCTGTCGCCCCACTTTCAACGACCCACGTCGTTCCGTTGCCAACAATGAAATTGCTGTCGGTCACGGCGAGAGCGGCAATAGCCGTGAGCTCTGCGTCATAGGCCTGCACGTCGGTTCCGATTGCCAGCCCAAGGTTTGTCCTAGCTGCAACCGCGCTCGAGGCACCCGTGCCACCATCAGCGATGGCAAGGTCTGTAATGCCCGTGATGGCCCCCCCGGTTATGGACACAGATGACGCCGCCTGCGTTGCCATCGTCCCGAGGCCAAGGTTGGTCCGTGCCGTGGATGCGTCAGAGGCACCCGTACCGCCGTCGGCGACGGCCAGATCGGTAATCCCGGTGATCGTGCCGCCCGTGATCTTGACAGAGTTCATGGCAAAGTGATCGGTCAGATTGACGACCCCAGCAGCCCCGCCACCGCCGTCGGAGTAGATGATCGCAGTGTCGCCATTGGCGATGGTGACGTTTGTGCCGGACCCTTGGGTGAACACCGCCGACTGACCTGACAGGTTGTAGACGTAGTAAATCTTCTGGGCGTCGTTGGGCGAGATGGTGATCGTGTGCGTCCCGCTTGGGGTGCCGCCGAGGATCAGAGCCTTATACTGCCCGTTGGAGAGAGTGCCGTCCGAGGTGGTTAGTGTCGAGGTGGTGCCGCTCAGCGAGAGAACAACCGATCCATTGATGGCTCGGTCGAGGATGTTCATGTTGTCGTTGACGACGTCACCCCAGATGCCGTCCTGTTCGCCATCAGCTGGGAGTTCAACCCCAAGGTTCGAAGTGTATGTACTGGGCATAGGTCATCCTCACGCCGCGATGGTTGTCCAAGTGGTCGCCGGGTTCGGCCCCACCTCTGTCCATGGATTTATAGCATCTGGATCGACCTCCGTCCACGCAGAACCGGGCGAGGGGGAGATCGCACTCCAAGAGGTGGGTGGCACCGGGTTGAGCGGGTCCCAGACGGTTCCGGGCGTAGGGACGACTTGGCCCCAGACAGTGACTTGACCGACGCGCCCGACGGCACTGACACCAAGCGGGATGACGATTGCGGAGCCAACGACAGTGACGGAGCCAACAGACCCAGATGCGGACACGCCCACAGGCAGAACAAAGGTCGTCACCTCGATATCGACGTCGCCGATAGCACCCGTAGCGGACACACCCGTGACAGTGACAACCGCGGAGCCAATGACGAACACATCGCCGACCCCGCCAGTCGCAAGCACCCCGGTCGGGAAGATATTTGCGCCACCAACGGCGTCAGCCGTTCCTGTAGAAGCTGTAGCGAAAACACCGTCAGCTAGGGCGGCAGCGCCAGCCGTGACAACGACATCCCCCACGAAGACTGAGGCCTCGACGCCAGATGCAAGCACGTTGGCGTCAGCAGAGACGGAAACACTGTCCGTGAGGCCGTTGGAGGACACCCCGGTTACAAGAAGATTGGCATCTCCGGTTACGAAGACGTCGCCCACGGCACCTGATGCAGATACACCTGTCGGGAGCGCGGCGGCGGGAGCGACGACATCACCCACAGCAGTGCCAGCAGAAACACCTATGACGCCGACAACAATGTCTGCCGCCGCGCCGAGGTCGGAGAAGGGTGCCGCGGAGAAGGGGCTAAAGCCAAACATGATGTCCCTCCTCTCTTGGGCTTATGGCACTATACCACGAAGCGTGGCCCCAGTCACTGCGGAGCGACAGGCCAGACAATGTCGTGCGGGAAGCCAACCTGCTGCGGGATATCCCTGAGCGCTTGACGATAGGCGGCCCACACTGCGCGATCAACGGGCGCGTCGAGAACTTGAGTCCAGTCTGAGGTTGCAATCTCAGCATCTCGCACAGCGCGGGCGTTTCTGGCTGCGTCTTCGTCAGGCAAAGCTACGACGACCCACCCACGCACCCAAAACCCATTCTCTTGCCGGAAAGCCCCCAGCTCAACAGTCTGGTTGATCTCGCTGTAAGCAGGGAACGGGTCCATCGTGTACGGATACACTTCGTATTTTGCGAGGTCTACATCTCGCGGCATGACGGTGATCGGCCCAAGCTCCGGGTTGTCAGCCAAAAGCTGCACGAAGGAGTAGTGCTGCGGGTTTTCACCATTTGTGAGTTTGAGGTGCATATTCGTCTCCTTA